CAAAACCTGCAAAACCTAAGAAGTAAATAACGGGAGTCAGGCACCTCAGAGTAGGACCTGGCTCTTATTGGTAAGGCCGGTACGCCGATACCCTTACCGTCTAGACGGTCTGGAGAGACAGACAAAATTCTCTTTTTAATTTCCAAACGTTTGGGAGCAAGTCCTTAATTACCTTACTCCTTAAAAATGGCACAACAAAATTCTAACGAGCCCTTGGCCGATCTTACACGGCCTGGTGCTGATAATCTGGGTGCAGACGCTCGTGCTCTGTACCTGAAGCTTTTCTCGGGCGAGATGTTCAAAGGTTTCCAGAACAACACGATCGCTCGTGATCTGGTGATGAAGCGCACCCTGCGCAATGGTAAGAGCCTGCAGTTCATCTACACTGGCCGTACCAAGTCTGAGTTCCACACTCCTGGTAACAGCATCCTGGGTAACAGCGATGGTGCACCCCCGGTGGCTGAGAAGACCATCACCTGTGATGACTTGCTGATCAGCTCTGCCTTCGTGTATGAGCTTGATGAAATTCTTGCGCACTACGATCTACGCTCTGAGATAAGCCGCAAGATCGGCTATGCTCTGGCGGAGAAATATGACCGCTACATCTTCCGTGCTATCGCTCGCGGTGCACGTTCTGCTAGCCCTGTGTCTGCCACTGGCTTCGTTGAGCCTGGTGGTACTCAGATCCGTGTGGGTACTACCGCTAACGATTCTGATGCTTTCAGTGCTTCTGATCTGGTTAACGCCTTCTATGATGCAGCTGCTGCTCTCGATGAGAAGGGTGTGTCGATGGACGGTCGTGTGGCTGTTCTCAACCCCCGTCAGTACTATGCACTGATCCAGGCTGTTGGCACCAATGGTCTGATCAACCGCGATGTCCAGGGTGATGCCCTGCAGTCCGGCAAGGGTCTGATGAGCATTGCTGGTATTGAGATCTACAAGTCCATGAACATTCCGTTCCTGGGTAACTACGGTACTAAGTACGGTGGTACTACTGGCGAAACCTCTCCTGGTAACGTTGGTAGCTTCGTGGGTGAAGTCATTGAAGATGCTTCTAATGCTAGCACTGGCGTTAACAACGATTACGGTACTGCTGTGGAAGTTGGTAGCAAGTCCTGCGGTCTGATCTTCCAACGTGAAGCTGCTGGCTGTGTGGAAGCTATCGGTCCTCAGGTTCAAGTCACCAGCGGTGATGCCTCTGTGATCTACCAGGGTGACATCATCGTGGGTCGTCTGGCTATGGGTGCTGATTACCTGAACCCCGCCGCTGCTGTTGAGCTGTATGTGGGCGCTACTGCACCTTCTGCTTTCTGATTTTTAATCAACACTGGGGATCCTTTGGGGTCCCCTTTTTTATTATCCATTGTGATAGGTAACTATGCCTTTTCCTACTTATGCTGTGTCCACCGAACTGGATGCTGTTAATCAAATATTAAGCTCAGTGGGGCAGGCTCCTGTCACCACACTGGATCTGCAAAACCCTGAAGTAGCGATTGTACTTAATACAATTCGTGAAGTTAGTCGTCAAGTTCAAGCTGAGGGTTGGACGTTTAATACAGAACGTTCTTATGAATTAACTCCTGATGCAGTCACCAAGGAGATTTCATTCCCTCCAAACATCCTACAAATTGATACCAATGTCTATGATCACAAATCAGACTATGATGTGATCCGCCGCAATGGTAAGGTATATGATCGTCTTAATCATACCTATGAGTTTGAAGAACCATTGAAGTGTGATGTTGTCTGGATGTTTGATTTTACTGATCTTCCTCCTGCTATTCAAGCATACATCACTGCACGTGCTGCTAGGATGTGTTCTGTTAAGATGGTTGGAGATCGTGAATTGAATGCCCTTCTTCAAGAACAAGAGCTATTGACTCGTGCTGCTGCTATTGAATACGAATGTAATCAAGGTGACTATAGTATGCACGGTTTCCGTGATGGACAAAATTATTACCACAGTTATCAACCATTTATGGCTTTGATTCGATGAGCACAGTAACCCAACGAATACCTAATCTGCTTCTTGGCATCTCTCAACAACCTGATAACCGTAAGTTTCCTGGTCAAGTAAAGGATGCTGTTAATGTATATCCAGACTATGCGTTGGGTTTACTGAAGCGTCCTGGTGGTAAATTTATCTCAGAACTAGAAGGGGCTTCTTCTGGTGGTAAATGGTTCTCTATTCTAAGAGATCAAAACGAGAAGTATATTGCTCAATATGATGACAATGTATTCCGTGTTTGGAGTTTATTTGATGGCTCACCACGAGCTGTTGATATGGGTACTAACACTGGAGTACCTGGTACATGTAACATTGCTACAGTAAAGTCTACCGTAGCTAATTATAATACAGCTAAAGCTGTAACAGCTACACGTCTTACTGAACTTAATGCAGCCCAAGCTACTTACTCTGAAGTATTAGCTGGGCAAGAAGTTACACAGCAGGAACTATTTCAAGTTGCTCAAAATTACCCATCAGGTAATGTAGAGGAATATCTTGTATCTGGTATTCTGCTTAATGCTGCTGGTATTTATCTAGTTAAAAATAATAATGTAGTCATTAGTTCAGCTACTACACTACCTGCTGGTTACACCATTGCATCTGAAGTAACGAACGAACATCCTCTCATTGCTAGTAATGGGTATAAAATCTACATTGCTTCATTGGAAGTAGCAGCTACACACGATGCAGCTGAACTTGCAGCGGCATTAGCTGCTATGGGTACAGCACAAACCAACTATGATAATGCTGTATCAGATGAAGCAGCCAAGCTTGCTTTATATGAAGCTGCAGTAGCTGATTGTGCAATCACTACTATTCCTGCTACTGGTTATCTGAAAGATGCAACTCCAGCAGACATTGAACTGCTAACTCTTAACGACTACACCTTTGTACTTAATAAAAATAAACAGGTAGCACTTAAAGCAACTACAAGCCCAGCTAAACCTAATGAAGCCTTTGTTGTCGTTAAGGTTGTTGGTACGGGACACTATCGTATTAAACTAGATGGTGTAGAACGTGCTACTTATAATGCTGGTTCTGGTGGTGACGTAGATGCTATTATAACAGACCTTGCCTCTGATATTGATGGTCAAACATTTGATGGTAAAACTTATACTGCTGTAGTTGTAGGTCCTGGTATTTACATTAGTTGCACAGCAGCCTTTACCATTGATGTAGTTGGTGGCCCATTTGAGAATGCACTGTTTGCCTTCCAAGAGAGTACAGCATCCGTAAACGATCTACCTATTAGTTGTAAAGATGGTTATGTAGTCCGTATCGTCAATAGTTCTGACATTAATGTTGATGACATGTATGTTCAGTTTGTTTCTGATGGCGGTGCTACTTACGGTGTTGGTGTGTGGGAAGAAACAGTTGCTCCTGGGATTCAATATGAGTTCGATGAGCTAACGATGCCTCATCAACTTGTACGTCAGGCTGACGGTTCATTTACCTTTGGCCCTGCTGTTTGGGAGGATCGAATTGTTGGTGACGCTGAAACTAACCCTAACCCTAGTTTCGTTGGAACAACTATCAGTAATCTATTCTTCTACAGGAACCGTCTTGGTATGGTTTCTAACGAATCAATTGTGTTGAGTAGAGCTGGTGATTATTTTAATTTCTGGGCTACTACAGCATTGACAGTTACTGATGATGATCCTATTGACATCTCAGCTTCTGCTACTAAACCAGTATTCCTGAAGCACGTACAACCAACAAGTGTTGGTCTTGTTTTGTTTGGTGAAACAGAGCAGTTTCTGTTAACCACTGACTCTGATATTCTTAGTCCCAAAACATCTAAGATAAACACGTTGAGTTCTTATGATTGTGATGGTACTGTAGCTTCCATTAGCCTTGGTACTACGATTGGATTTATTTCTAAATCAACTCTATATACCAACTTGTTGGAACTTTATGACATCAACAACTCAGCTCCTCCGTTGATGTATGATCAGACTAAAATTGTACCTGAGTTGATTCCTCAAACAATTGATTCTATGATAGCATCACCTGCATTGTCGTTGATTTCAATGGCAACCACAGGTTCCGATACTATCTATCAATATAGGTTCTTCCAACAAGGTTCTGATCGTAAAGCATCTACTTGGTATAAGTGGAAGATGACTGGTACAGTCTTAGATCAATTCTTTGATTCCAGTACATTCTACGCTATCACCACAGATGGTACTAACGTTAGTGTAGTATCATTGGAACTTACTCAATCAGATGAAGCTGGTCTTCTTACTTTACCTACTGGTGAGCGAACTGATGTATGCCTAGATATGTGGAATGTAAACCCATATCGCTCATACACCTCAGGAACGGATACAACACGTGTCTACCTACCGTTTGATCACATTAGTGGTAAGACCATCTCAGTGCTTGTTCTAGGCGGTTATATCGGTGGCTCCGGAGGTGCTACAGCCGAGTCTGTTGGTGCTATTCTTTATCCAACAGTACAAGGGGCTAGCGGTGCTTATTATGTAGATATAGATGGTGATTACCGTGGAAGGAATCTACTGATTGGCTACATCTATGATATGGAAGTAGTTCTTCCTAAGTTCTACGTTGTTACATCTAAGACTGATTCCTCCTCATCTGATTATACCTCTAATCTGATCCTTCATCGTCTGCAAGTATCTACAGGTCTTAGCGGTCCTGTCAAGTACAAGATTAACATAACTGGTATTTCTGAGTGGAACAATGTTATAGAGGCTCCTCAGCCTTATAACTATGAGCTGAACAATGTTACTCTAACTGCTGAAGCAATCCACACTGTTCCTATCTACCAGCGTAACAATAACCTATCAGTTAGTATTATTGGTGATACTCCATTCCCTGTTAGTATCCTTGGTATTGATTGGGAAGGTAGGTACAACGATAAATTCTATCAACGTAGATAACATGGTAAAGCCCACCCGTAATTTTACCGTAAGGCGAGCATCTATTGACGATGTTCCAACCCTTGTTGAGAACATGTTAAGTAAAGGTTTAGAGAGTTTTAAAAGGTTTAGAATGAATCCTGTTCTTTCTATAGCTTTAGACTTTCTGTTAGATGACTCTTACTTAGTATATGGACCTAATGGTGAGTTGTTCTTTGCATATGGTATCAGACAAGATGGAGAGTTTTGGGTGCAAATGACAGATAATGTACATAAGCATCCAATCGCTTTTCTTCGTGCTGGTAAGTCAATGTTAGAACAACTTACCTATCCACTCCTATGGAGTCATATTGATATTACAAATAAACCTTTACTAGACTTAGCCAAGTATCTCGGCTTTAAGGTTCTACGGGTGTTCCCTGATGGACCATTTAACACTTACTCTATAGAGATTGTACGATTATGTTAGTCGGTGAAGCGCTAGCGTTAGGTCAGTTTGCTTTTGGTATAGCTGAAACATTCATGGGCAATAAGGCTCAAGAACAGCAGATCTATAACGAAGCATATAAAACAACCTTTAATAATGCTATTAATGAGTATCGAACTGAACAGCAAAACAAAGCAACTGCTGAAGCATTCGGTGCTAAGATAGACTTTGTTAAAAATCAAATTGAAAACAACTATCTAGCTGCTGAAGCATCTTGGGTTGCTGAACAGATGCGTCTTAATGAAATCTATGATACTGCCGCTTATAAAAGCGAAAGTATGCGTAAAATGCTTATTGAGACTATGGGCACTAATGCTGCTAGAGAGGTATACGGCACAAGTGCAAGACGTGGTGCTTTGGTATCAACGTTAGGTGCTTATGGTCGAAGCCGTGCTCAACTTGTAGACTCTTTGTTGAGTCAAACTGCTGCAACTGAAATGAGGATGCAGCGCACAGAAGA